GCTAACGTAAGATTAGATTTATATCTTTGATAACCACCTTCCATCGCTGCTATTGTTATCTCTGTTGGATATGTCGCTTGGCTGCTGCTATTTGTAGCAATTAATAAAGTACTATCATTTACATAATCATAAGCCGCAATTTTTGTATTTGTTCCCCATTTGATTGTACGTTCGGTAGTGTAAGTTGATGAAGTTGTGAATGTAATACCATTCGTGTCGAAATAAACATTACCATTACCAGCATATAATTTTCCACTACTAGCTTCAATCCAAACTTGCCTCACATTATTAGCTAATGAATATAATCCCGTCCTATCAATCCATATACCTGTTCCGCTAGTTGATGATGTTGGCGGTGTCGCTCCAATAGAAATCGCAGCACCAGTGCCACTCACATTAAGTATATTTTCAATAAAATTGCCAGTGCTTGCGAATCGCAGAACAGTTGCGCCAGATGGATTGTTGATATTTAACACACCAGCAGAAGTCAATTGAATGATATTAGTAGTGTTATTTCGTAAATCAATTTCGCCGGAACTAATATAAATATTTGATTGGCCAGAAGCAACTTGACCAACAGTAATTGCACTGGTAGTAAGTTTAATCAGATTAGTCGTGTAATTTCGTAAATTAATTTCACTGTTTGTGATATAGATATTTGTCATACCAGAAGCGTATTGACCAATTGTAATCGCTGGCGTATTTGTAATTGAGAATACTTTCGTCGCCGCAGACGAACCAGTCCAAAATGATAAATCTGAACTGGTAATAGCTAAATAGTTATAAGCATTATATTTGACCAATACGCCACTTGTATCTACATATATACGTTGATTGCCTAAAGTATCGGAAATAGTTAATTTACCATCAGATGAGATAGCCACAATGTTTGCCGTATTATTACGTAGATAAATTGCTCCGCTAGTAATTTGAACATTTGATTGGTTGGTGCCAACTTGACCAATCACAATTGTAGGCGTATTGGTAATATCAATAACTTTAGTATTGGCAGAATAAAATTGAATAGATGTCCCAGTAAATTTCAAATAATTATTGACATCTGATTTCAAATATAAATCGCTACCATCCCAAGTGAGATTTTCAGCGGTTGGGTCTCCAATTCTTGCTTTATAAACACTGCTATGTTTGCCCATCCATATTCCGGCGCCGGAACTATAAGTCATAGATGTGGCATTGGCGCCAACTCTGAATGTTGGTATGGATGGGTCAAGATTGATAGTGATTGTCGAACTATCATAAACATTAATCGGGACATTGTGAATTTCGGCTGCCGAATTAGAAAGTTTGATATATTGGCTTGCTGTACTTACACCAGTGCCGGCGATAAGACCATATTCTAAATTGCTTGTGATGCCTTTTAAATTCCCAAATCTGGCATTTACTGTTTGTGTCGCTGGATGTGTATTCCATGTAACAACTTGGGCATAAGGCGAATTGGCGCCATAAGCGCCGTCTATTGCATTCACTTCATAGAAGCCATTGCCACTGATACCAAAATCTAGTACTAATTCATCGGCATAAATTGTCCCAGTCGCGGAACCTGGTATTGAACTGCGCGTGAATGTCCATGCTTGTGTGCCATCGGGTCGATCAACATAATTGGTCACTGTCCCCCATGCCCATCTAATCGTTAATGAGCCATTTGCCCGATTAAATTGTCTCAGACCTACAAAATCATTCGCCTGAAATACAGCCATGTTTGGCGCAGATGGGAGGTCTTTTACATAGAGTGTTGCGCTATTGCCAGCAGTTGGCAATACAAAATCTTGCGCCAATATTGCAACAGACTTGCTGATAATTTGACCACCGGCAAGAGCTTGCTCTAAATCAGTAATAAATGCTTTTGCATGTAATTCGTCGGCATATAGATAACGAAAATCAGCATCGCCAGAATAAGTTATGCGCCAACCAGTAGTTTGACTGGCATACCCATTAGATTGTATGGAGGCGCTGCTCATTAATTTCACGAGATTACTTGTCGGTTGTAATAATATGTCAGTAGTTGGATTAATGGTCAATGCGCCAGGAGCATTAAGCAATGGCACTCGTAACGATGTATCGATATTGGCAGTACCAGCAACGTCGAATTTATAAGTTGTTGAGCTTCTACCGACAGCGAGCTTGCCCATAATATAGCTTGTATCTGTGCCATCTATTTGCAGATGACCAGATGCCTTCATTCCACCACTTACTTGCAATTTTTCAGATAATGTCGTATCTAATCCTATACCAACTTTTCCACCACCTTTTGCTAGAACAACGTCTCCTGTACTCCAATAATTCAATCCTGCTTTTCCGGTAGTACCAGCATCAATAATAAGCCAGTCACTGTCAGATATACCCCTAATGGATGGTTGTGAAGATACACGACCAATATACATGGCTGGGTATCCAGATGGAGGACTTGCCACATACAATGTTGCTCCAGTACCCTGAGCAATATGTAATTTTCCAGATAATGAGGTTGCGCCAATTCCAAGATTGCCCGCTAGATAATTATTTCCAGTACCATTAATATTGATAATTCCTGATGCGTAAATATTTCCGCCAGACGCACCAGTGGCAGTGCCGACATTTATCCCTCCTTGAGCGTTGATAGCCACTGTGAATGTTTGCGTACCAGTCCATGTATTGGCGCGTGTGAAATCAATGGATAATGTGCGGTCTTGCGTCATTAATCCCCCGCCAGTCAAACCATTACCAGCAAGTACGCTTAAATTCAATCTCCCCGCCTCATAGGCGCGGCGCGTGCCGCTTCCTTCAGCGTGTGCATATTGTGTGTGATCATCATCCAATAATCCAATCAAAGCTAATCCATGATCTAACTTCGAGCCTTGCGCATTGCTTTGATGACTATGTATTCCAACTCCAGCATGTGCAGTTGCCGCAGCTGTTGCAATATGAATATCATAAAGACTTTTAAAATTGGATATATCAACACTATCTATGGTTATTCCATCTGCAACAGATAGATTTCCAATCAATTGTCTTGATCCATCAGTTTTTAAAAATTGTGGAGCTTGACTATCAGCAAGATTCCCTGTATGGTGGGAAGATAATAACCCATGCGGACTGGGTGCATAGGGACCAGACCCACCTCCGACAGTGCCAATCAAATCCAAAATATATACCTTCAAATGCTGAAATAACTCTGCATATCTCCGTGCTGGCATACCTACCCCGTAAACCGCTCAATAATGTCCCACGGGCTGATGCTCCCCCTCGCAATCGGCAAATACCCGTTACTCACCGAATACTCCGCCTCATCAATAAAAATAATCCTCGCATCCGCCATCCGCCCAGCATCCACAGCCCTCACAAACAAATCACTCAAAATAGCCACCCCCACCGGACACTTAAACACCGCCTTCGCATTCCCGTACCGATCCAGTATCCTCCCGTCACCATACACCAACGTCTCCGCATAATACTCAACAGTCTGCGCCTCCTCACTGATCACCGCGTTCCTCTCCGCCGTAATATCCACCAGCAGCCGCCGGTTATTACTCGTCCCAATCTCGATCAACTTCATCACCTCATCCATAATCGTCAGCGATCCATCCCTGTACCTCCCTCCGCTGATCCCGCTCGCTCCATTAATCGTCACCCCGCTGATGAACTCCCCCCCGCCTATCATCTCCGCCATAATTGTTGCCGTATCCGCCGATGTGGTAATCGTATTCTGATGATACCTCCAATCCAGCGTATGCCACCACCCCTTGGCATACACCTTCCCACCCTTCTCAACTTTCCCAAACGTGATCTTCGGTATCGGCTTGCTAAAAGTCTCCAGTATCCTGTTTCTCGCTGCGTTTGCTTGCGTCTCGTTCATCCCCCCCGCACTCACAACCAACTCCTTAATCCCATATTCCGCCTCGCTCAACGTATCCTCCACCCAATCCGTTGTCGCCCGATTCCCTAGCTCCTGCTCCCCGCTCTCCGTGGTCGTGATCAGCGAGTACGTCACCGCCACCTTATTGTACATCTCATCCAGGCTCATCCCCAGCGTATATCCCGCCATCGCTATCTCCACGCCAGAGATATACCCCCACCACACCAGCACATTATCATAATATAATCGCAGTGGACAGCGCAGCATATCCATCAGCTCCATCAGCCGATCCTCCGCCCCGCGCACCGAAAACTCCGCATCCAAACATCCACCGATGACACTCCTCCGATACCGTATCGGCTGCATCTCCATATAGGCTGTCCCCTTCAGCCCCGAAAAATCCCGTTCCTCCACCTCAACCCTAAATCGTCCCATATCTCTTCTTGTAATACACCCTCACACTCAACTTCCGGCCAATGTCAATATCCCCCGTATTCCCGCTCTGCTGAAAATACAACCGCTGCGTCATCCCAGGCTCGAGCATAATCTCATCCCCATACCGCATATAATGCGCCACCTTCCCGCTCGGCGTCCATCCGTCCGAATACACCACACCCTTCATCCCGTCATATACCAGCCGTGTCAAGTAAGCCAGCCCGTACCCTCGCGGGCTGAACAACATGAACCCCTCCGCCGGCATAAACATCAAAAAATCTATCCCAAACGATCCGCCCCCGCTCTTCCGAGCATATAGCGACAAATCCAGCGGATACAAACTCGTCATATCCTCCAGCCACGGCGGTAATTGCAGCGTCCCCAGCTCCGCAAATTTCACATTCGTATCAATCAACCGCTCATAATCCTGTCCCAAAACCGTCAACGGCACTCCGCTCGGGAACGTCAACTTGCACTGCACATACAAACTCCCCAAAACATTCGTCAACGCCCCATAGACCCTGAACCACCTCCCCCCTCCAGCTTCCAGCATACTCGCTGCTAATGCCCATCGCCCAATATATGCTTGCGCATTCCCCGACCAAGTAAATACCCGCGTATATCCACCGCTGTAACTCCCAGATGTATTCGACCCACCCCAACTGGCGCTCTCCCCCTCGATCACATGCGTAAAGGTCGCTGGGCTCGAATAAGCATTCCTCCCTATCCACACATAATACAGCCGGCTTTCACTGTTATACAAATTCGTCATCTCAATCCGGCACCTCGCCGGCAGATCACCCCCCAAATTGCTCATCTCCACATAGTTATTTCGCTTATTCGGCGCTGTCCCACTCCCATCATTACAGTTATAGACATTTATCCCCCCCGTTCCGCTTCCATTCCCGTTCGACAAGCTGACCTCATCCTCTGTCGTCTTCTCCCACCATCCTGCCCGCTCCACCACAATACCGATCTTCATCCGCTTATTCCCCAGCGGCCAGCGCAATGCATTCTCCCCCATCACCACCTTCCCCCCATAAATCGGCGATTCCAATGTGTCCGTCATGCCGGTCGGCTGGATCAACAAATACCACTGCTTCCCAATTCGATTATCGCTATATTGCGCCGTCACCGATAACGCCCTCTCGATTCTTCGCAGCAATTCCATCACCGCTGCCGCCGTGCTTCCCGTCAACCACACCTCTATCGTCTCCGTCACATTTTCCACCCCCCCGCTCGCCGGCACATACCTGGATAACACGATCCCATCCCCATTCAAATTGATCGTTGTCGTCCTGTCTGTCATAGCCAGATACGTCATACGTACTGCCTCAACTTCTGCGCCACCTGATACGTCATCGCCTCGATATCCACATTGTCGCTCACAGTCGCATACAAATTGACATTAATCGTAGTCTGCCCCCCGGGCGTTCCAACCAAAGCCGTTCCTGTGCTGCTCCCGGTGCTCCCGCTATACTTCCAATTCGCAATCACATTATCCGCCGCACTCTTCGCCGATGACAACAAAGACGTAATCGCCGCCGTCACTAAGGTGGCGTTATTCTTAATTCCGTTGGCAATATATTGCACAATTTTCAGCCCCACATACCACCACGCATTATAATTTATCCCCCCGCTCGCTCCAGACAGCGAACTGTTGATCGCACTCGCAATCACCGATGCATTCGCCTGCACCCCGCTCGCAATCTTCGTAATCACCGTCTTGCCAACATTCACCCAGTTATAAGCCGTAATAATCGAGTTGATCTTGCTCACAATATTGTTCGCCGCCGTGATAATCAAACTAACCCCTGATGTCACCCCCCCGCTCAACGATTGGATAATACTCCGCCCAATCCCCAGCCAGTCCACACTTGTGAACGCCCTCATTAATTCCTGCACCTTTTGCGCTATCCCAACCACACTGCTTGCAATCCCCTCGATCATCCCCAATATCAAATCCTTGCCGACCTCCATCAACACCCGAGAGGGAGATTTAATCCCAAAAAACCCACGAATCGCATCGTAAATAGCTTTAGCTGCCCCAGTTACGTTATTTACAGCCATATTAATATAGCTATTTATCCCATTAATAATACCCTGCCACATTGCTTTTCCTAGTCCAGCCCAATCTGTTGTTTTAAATGTATTAACAACATTCCCGATAAATGTTTTTACTGTATTCACAATCCATTGCCAGGCTGCACTCAATCCATTCTTTATCGCCTCCCATGCCAAATCCCAATACTGCCGCAAATACTGCCCAAATGCATACCAATCCCCACGCATCGCCGCCGCAAACGCATTCATAATAGCTTGAATAAATGGCATCACCCGCTGCACCACCCCCGCAATCGCATTCATCACCTCATCCCATTTCGCCTTCAACCAGGCTAACGCCATTGGAATATTTTCCTTGAGCCATACACCCGCCTGCTGGATGAACGGCTGCAACGTATTCTGCCAGAATGCCGTAACAACATCCCTGATTCCGCCCCAATTCTCCGTCCAGGCTCGGTACACCACATACCCAATCGCCCCAATCGCCGCCATCACCGCAACCACTGGCGCCGCCGAAGCAATAAACGCCACAATCGCCGGTATCACCGTGGTAAACACAAATGCCGCAATCGCCGCCCCCAAAACCGTCAGCGCCCCTGCAATCACCGCCGGGTTGCTCCGAAACCAATCAACCACCTGCTGAATATATCCCATCACCACCGGCACAGCCTCAATAACTTTGCGCGCAAATTCCCCAATCGCCAGCACCATCTGCTGGATTCCTGCCTGCACATCCTCACGCCTCAAAAATGCCAATAACTTCCCTGCCAGCTCTCTCAACACCGGCAACAACGCCCCCCCAATGCTCTTCTTAACATCTCCAAGATTATTCTTCAATATCTCCAACTGACCCGCAAACGTCTTTCCGGCCGCTTCCGCGCTCCCCCCAAATTCCTTTTGCAGCTCCTCCAAAATCATCTTCTGCGCCCCCATCAAATCCCCGCTTTCAACCATTTTCTTGATCATCGCCTCTTGATCATCCGTGAAGGCAACCCCCACTCGTCTCAACGCTGTAATCCCGTTGATCGGATCATTGAGCGCCTTACCCAGTTGCATCGCACTCGCCTTCAAATCCTGCCCCAGCGCCGTGGACATATCCAACACCGTCTTGGTTGCATCCGGGAATACATCCTTGCCAATATTCGTAAACGTCAACAGCATATTCTGCGCCGAGACAATCGCATCATCCCCGTATGGCGTCAGGTTTTGCAATTCTCCAGCCAGCTTATTCACCATATCCGCCGTAACCCCGGCAGCTCCTCCAGTCGATTGCAAAACCGCATTTAACTGCGCCTGCACCTTCTCAGCCGCCATCGCCTCCTGCACCGATTCATACAAGAAGCCCCCCAGCGCCACCGCTCCAGCCGCCGCCGCCGCAAACCCGGCCGTCAAAATCCCCCCGCCAATCGCCGCCAGTCCCGTCATACCGCGTTCCAACATGCCGGCGTTCCGTTTCACCTCCTCCACCCCCTTCACAAACCCCGCCGCATCCGTCGTTATCTTAACAACCAGCGTGGCAATATCCGCCATCTAATCTCCAATCTCCAATCTAAAATCTCCAATCTTCAATCTTCAATCACAAAGCTCCATCCCCTCCCATGCCTCACCCATCCCTCAACTTCCTCTTCCACCTCTATAACCTCCCCTTCCTCAAGCCGGCCAATCATCCCATGTTCGTTCCCCATAGCCCCAAAAATCGGATATGCCCGCTTGACAACAATCCGCCTTTTTCCAGCGTTGTAATCTGGATATACCTTTTCCTCAATCACTTCCTCTTGCGATTCTTCCTGCCAATCCTTATCCTTTTTCATCCGATCCTCCTGCTAAAGCGCTGAAAACCGTCCTGACCTTCTCCGTTGCGCTTTGCATCCTCTCATCGATATCTGTTTCCATCTGAAATTGCGGGATGAAATCCTCCGGCTTGTAGGCTTGCCGCCTCTTCTTCGGATCTCGGTAGATATTCGCCAGCAATGACGCAATGATTCCCATCCGCAAATCTGCCCTTGCCTCACCAAATGGTTCGATCATCGCATAAGCCATCCACTCTGCCATCTCCGCCGAGCTCATCCCGCGTAACAGCTCATCCACGTGCGGTTCACCTATCGCCAGCGCTAATCGGTAGGCAAACCGCCTGGTTGGTCGTTTTTTAGGTTTTCCGCCAGGTTCTGGATGTCCTCATTGCCAAATTTGCTCAAGCGCATCGCCGCATCGAAGACTCTCTGCAACGCCGCCGCGCTCTTCTTTCCCAATTCAGCAACATCACTATCGCTGAAAATCCGCTTGCCATCCTCATCCACAATCGTCATTGCACATAACCTGGCGCGCAAATTCACCATCTCCACCTGCACACCACTTTTCGTCTGCCGCAGAATAGACGCCTCGAACGCATCCCGCTCGGCCGCCGTCATCGCCCGCACGCGCACCTCACCGCCCCATTCCGGCACCTCCACCACCTCATACTCGATATCCTGCGCTTGCAAAATCTCTTCACGCGTCAACATCACCTCAATCTCCAATCTTCAATCTTCAATCTCCAATCCCCTATGGCGTTATCGTCACCGCTCCGCTGATTTGCAGCGTCACCGACATCGTCAACACACCCTCTACATCTGCCTTGAGCTCCAATCCCGTCACGTATGCCCCGAAAGCAATCTCCATCGCTCCCGGGTCCGGCAGCACCAGCTTGAAGTTATTCTTTACCTTATTGCGCTGCGCATAATACAGGCTTCCCCTTGCCGTAGAAAAGTGTGTTACATTAGCCGGGTCGAAGAAAATATCGAAGGTCACCTCGCCAGCCGACAGAAGAGTCGGAACATATTCCCTCCAGGCCGAATCGTGCGAAGTCGCCTCCTCCGTCCCCAGCTCAAAACTCGGCCCGCTGATATCCCCTACCATCCCAATTGTGGTAAAGACCTCCGTTTGAGCTCCATTTCCAATTTTCAAAAGCGTTCCATGCGATCCAATTGCAGGCATTTCTTTTCTCCTTTCTATCCATACAAAATTTTCAAATCTATTCGCTCACTCCAAACCAATCCATTGCCGGATACATCATCCGTCCTGTTCTCGATGAATATCATCAAATTTCCTATCTTCTTCCCATCTAATACCCTGTTAACCTCCTTTTCCAGATTTTTAACCATTTCAAACGACTCCGCCACTAGCGTTAACTGCACCCGCACATTCTCCAGGCTGTCCGCCCCGTCATGCGACCGCAAATTCTTCCCGCTGATCCGCTGATAGGCAATGGCCGGGTAAGCCGCATCTTGCGGAATCAACAACGGATACACCCGATCCCCAATGATCGCATACACGCTTGCATCTCCCACCAGCGCCGTGCGGATCGCAGATTCCAGCGTCATTCCACCTTCCTCCGCACAATTTCACCCATAATCTTGATTGCCTCATCTTTTTTCGTATCTAATGCTGGTCTTAAAAATGGTTTTGCTGCCATTCCAGGATGAGCTACTCCTCGTGTAACAACCAACCCTTGATCTCCCTCGAATACAAGCGGTTCGCCTTTTATCGCATGGGCTTTCGCACCTAATTCAAAGAATCTCCAATACCATTTTTCTTTATCAAATCCAATAATTGCTTCATCTGATTTTACATCTATGCGAATATGACCACTCTTCGGCGCCCGGTTGTCCGCCTCATCCGCAATAACCTTTGCTCCCTCTCCCAGCGCCTCCTTCCGCATCGCCGTCACCTGGCTCTTCCTCAGCTCTAGCTCCTTATACAATTCATCCATTCCCTTCAACGCTAACCTAATCATTTACATCTTCCTTGCACATCAACTCCAGCTCCTTGTGCTGCTCCCGTGGATCAATAACTGACACAACCTCGAAAATCCGCTCGCCATACGTAACCCGCATCGTTGGACTGATTCCGCTCCGATATCGTATCCGGATCCGATGATCCACAGTCGCTTGCGCCGCCGCCGCTTCCACATACTCCCTCCCCCGCAATGGCTCGATGCTCGCCCATACCGTCGCCACATCCTGCCAGCTCTGCACCACCTCACCATAACTGTTCTTTGTACCCACCAGCCTCTGAATAACAATCCTATGCCTCAACCATCCTGCAAACATTCCTCATCCTTTCATCCCTTATCCCTTATTTTCATCCTTCATCCTTCTTCCCTCATCCTTTATTTTCATCCCTTCAAAACCCCCATACCCGATATGGCGCTAACAATGCATCCACCGCCATCGGCAATTGCATGATATTAGCCCCACGTTCGATAATTACCGCCTCTCGATTCTCATAATAATGTCCGCATAATAACCGTATCGCATGGCGGATTGGCTCTGGTAGACTATCGCCGCTCGTACCATACCCAGCTTTGAAAGTGATTTTCACTGCCCCCATCGGATACAATTCCGATGTCGGAAAACTCTCCCCATCTGCCAGCATCAATCTGCCAATATCTGTTGCATCATAAAGATATTTATTGCTCTCCAGCGTGTATTCTGTGCCGGCGCTGTCCTTGTAAACAATAGATTCCACACTAATTAATGGCGGCATAGGTAGCTCTAATATAGCTCCACTCAACCACCATCCATCCAAAATCAATTGCCATGTCTGCTGGATCAACGCCCGCCGTGTTATCGCCTCCACATGCTCCCGTGCCGTTTTGATAATAGCATTCAATAACGCATCCTCATCCGTCCCATCGATGCGCAAATGTGCTTTCAATTCTGATAAACTGATTGGTTCAATTGTCGGAGGCGTTATCAGTTTCAACATGCTTCTTACTCCGCTTCTCTCCTCTAGGCAAAATAGCTTTCTCAGCCGGCTCTATATTTCTACTTTCCGGCATCGCTTTCTTTAGCGCAATCAAAATCCGCGCACTCTCCTCTTTGGCTTCGACAACATCCCCCGCCTCCACCACACGACCATCACAAATCGTATTCCTCAATATCCTTATCTTCATCCTTCATCCCTTCTTTCATCCTTCATCCTTTCCTGCATCCTCGGGATGAAGAATGCCCCACTTCATCCTTCATCCCTCATCCTTCATCCTTCTTACGCCGTTAGCGCATCCAGCATAGCCGCAAAGCTCTCTGGATGTCGTACCGCAATATCCACATCCTGCAATGCAGTTACCCGCACAGCACCGGTCGTGTCATTGGCATACGGGTTGACCAGGATATCCAGCCCGCCCCACATACCAATCAGCAAATCGTTCCAGTTTCCAAAGAAAATCGCCGAGCAAACACCAATGGATGTGCCCTTATCCAGGTCGCTCCGCACCTGACTGGTCACATACGCCGGATAACCATTCAAGGGAGTGTTGTTGTTCTCCCACACCATGATATCCCCGTAAGTTGCTGTTCGTGGCGTAACCTTCAGCTTCCCGCGCACCTTCGCATTCGTCATATAAGCCAATGCGCCGATGTCCGCATTATCCACAGAGACCTCCGTTTCAAGCGCTACGATATTTGACCAGGTTGGTGCCGCACCGTTCGTTCCGCCAACCACACTCCCGATCCCAGATGTAGCCGCAATTCCGGTCGGTTGATTGCTGGACCCGCTTCCGTGAAGTGCCGCATAATCAATCGCTAGCGCCAGCACAGTCGCCAAATCATTCCGCACGAATGCCTCTACATCAATACTGGATTGTTTGAGCAGCTTGCGGCTGATCTCCGTGAAAGCTCCAACCGTCTTCGGAGATAGCGGGACTTGCCCGACAGTCTGCTGACTCTCCGTTGGCGCACTGTTTTCCGCCACCCAGTAAGCCGTCGCCCCGCCAGATTGCTTCGGAATCGCCACATCGCCAACGAGGCCGCCTAACACAGTCGCCCCAGCGCGCTGCACCATCATCCGGTTGCGCAGCAGTTCAATGAACGATTGCGCCAGTAAATCGGTGGATACCAGATACCCGCCCGCGCTGTTAGTACCCTTCACCAGGTCGCGCTGCTCCAGCCAGTCCTGCGGCACAAAAAAACCCTGTGGATCGCGCCCAAGCTGCCGCGCTGTCGCCTCGCTCGCCTCACGTTCCAGCTCAGCGCCCCGCCAGTCATGGCTGGCCGCCGCTCGGATCGCCCGCACCAGGCTGTACCGCTTCAAATCTCCACCGTCCATGCCGATTCTTGCCCCATTCTTGGCCGCATTCTCGGCCGCCAGCGCAAACAACTTCTCGCGGCGCACAATCTCCGCGTCAATCTGCTCGATCTCGCCAATAACGGCATCATAGGCCTGATTCTCAGCATCGTTCAGGCCGCGCTTCTCCTCATCCGCCGCCTCGATCAACGCCTTTGCTTTTTCAATCAATTGAGCCCGCTTATCGCGTAACTCTCGTAATTTATCAGTCATTTTAAACCTCCTAATTCCAATAGTTTCAATCGTTTCTTCTTCACCTCCAAAAGCGCTTGCTCCTGCAATGGCTCTTGGTTTTCCTTGGCCGGCGTTCCGTCCTCCTGGATCGGCGCTGCGTCCGCCATTCGTGCCATTAACACGTCCCTCGCCACCGCAATTGTCTGCGGATAGGCCGGATACGTGACCACACTCACATCGAACAACTTCGCCACACTCACAATTTCCCGTTTCTGGTTACCATCCTCCTGATACCAGCGGTCGAATTCAACTGTGAACCCGAAACTCATCTGATTCACATCTCCCCTCTGCATCATGGTTACCAGGTCTTTTGCATATTGTGTTTCGGGTAGGATAATCTTCACTTTTAATCCAACTTCATCCTCCCATAACTCCAGCGTCCCAGTAGATCGCCTCCCCAAAATCATATTCATATCATGATTGATTAGCGCCCGTACATCATCCCCGTTATCCAATGCTTTTTTGAAAGCACCGGGAAGGATAATCTCTTGAAATCCACCAATATCTTCACTCCATTGATTGAATACCGCTGCATAACCCTCAATCGTCGCTGGTATTCCGTCCGCAATATTCGCCCTCAGCTCACTTGCCCCGATTTCTCGTCGTTCCATCATTCTCCCTTCCTCCAATCCTGCATCGATGCGGTGTTTGCGCAAGTGTTTTTCAACACCATCCCTGTCCGCTTCCGGAATATCTGCTTGGGATAATCTCGCTAATGCATTATTCACCGCCGCAATGTTCGCTGGCGCATCAAGTTTTGGTTGATGATGCGGGAATTTATAAGAGCTTTTCGCTTCCGGATCGCCCTCATCATCCACCCATGCGTGCATATACCGCAAGATTTTCGCGTCATTTGGCGCATCCGCAATTGCCTTTGCGCCATCCCATTTACTTACCGTGTCCACTTTCGTCGTATGTGGCTTAATTGCTCCCATCACAACCTCCTATCCAGCTACAATCATACAATTACACCCATCATGTAATGGCGGATGAGCATGATCTTGCTGTACGGTATAAGGCTCTCCGTCTTGATTTAATTGATCCCCTGCTTTTACGAATGTCATCGAAATCGGAATCCTCTTTCCATCTAATTCCGCACAAATCGGACAATTTTTACCCGGTGAAGTAACCCAGGTTATGAATGCAATCCCCAACAACGTCCATGCCAGCTTACTGAACGCCCCGTTCGCCCTCGAACTCTCATAATTTCCATCTGCGTCTGCTCTGGTGGTATCCCAATCTTCCATTTCACTATCTAACTCGTCAACGATATCCGTCCCATTCTTCTGCGCCCGATTGATCGCCTGAGTTATCCTCTTTCGGCTGTCATATTCTTCCCGCCGTGTGAAACTATCCACATAGCTCTTGACGAATCTTTGAACTGCTTCCTGATCAATGAAATCTTCACCAACCTCATCTGCTGCTGCCAAAGCCACCAGTTTTCCATAGGTCTCCGTTACCTTCAACATATTACGGAAAACATATTCCTTATGCTCTTGATAAAAATCATCTAAGAATCGATTGAAATCTGCCAGAGTCCGACTCTTGAAAATCCGCTTTGCTGCCGTAAGAATATCCGACCGCTCCCGTCGGTAAATCCTGCTAATTGCATCACTGAATACTTTTTGATATTCCTCCATCAACCGCCGGCGGTTTTTAATCGCTGCATCTCTCCGCTCTACGGATATGTTGCGTCTTTCCATTCCTTCCCATTGCGTCCGCTGGCTGTTATCGGTCACGGTATCGAGCGGAGTCATATTCAACGGCGTCAGATATTGGTCGCCATTATTGAGCGGATTCATCTCTTCCAGCTCTCGGATCTCATTAATGCTCATCCATCCCCATTGTCTCGCTGTTGCATAAGCCCGATAGCGACTCTCCACATCCCCCCTGAGCAGCCCCGCCACCGTATGCTTGGCATAATAAATCCCACGCTCCCGCTCCAGCAATAAATGAGTATTGATAGATTGCTCAATATTAACCAGCCACGGCATCAAGGAATAAGTGACAAATTCCAACCCCATATGCTCGATATTTGAGAATGTCGCCCGATCTAAATCGCCAATCATATGTGGCGGAATGCGAAAAATGCGTGCAATTTCACTGATTTGAAATTTCCTGGTTTCCAAAAGTTGAGCATCTTCTGGGGAAATCCCCAGCTTTTCTGGCTTCATCCCCTCTTCCAATATCGCAATTTTATGCGCCTTCTCAAACCCCTTATGCCGATCTTCCCAAGATACCCTCAATCGTTTATATGCCTCATCAGATAGCTTGCCCGGATGTATTAATACAAATCCAGGTTCGGCATTGTTACTAAAGAAAGATGCTCCATAACCAGAAGCTGCCAACGATACTCCAATCGCTTCCCTTGCCATCCGCAAAGGACTGTATCCAACGACTCCATTCCGACTCAACCCTCGCAAGTGCCATACATTTTCGCTGTTGAGATAGATGTAATCTCCCCCAAATTTATCTGGCAATTGCACAGCATATAACAACATCCCAGTCTTTTTCTCGCGGACAATCTGTACACTGTCCGGGTTGATTGGCCAGAGCCCAACGATTCTACCCGCATCGTCATATTCAATATAAGAATAGGCATTCCCACGTAAACACAAGTGATTCATGATGACCTGGCGGTAGTCGAATGAGGTCATTTCATCATTTGGTGCATCATGCAGCTTGGAATAGAGCGGGTGTTCCAACGCTTTCTCTCGTGCCCGTCCATTCTGCCGATATAAAACTAATGGAAGCATCGCCACAGATTCACTCAACACCCGCACGCAGGCATAAACAGCCGATACCTGCAAAGCATTTTCCTCTGTAACTACGACTCCGCTTAAGG